CGTTGAAAAAAATCCAAGTGTTGATTCATTTTTACCTATTGTAGTAGATGTAGATGACAAAGGTGTTTTTGCGGGATTTACAAATGAAGCAGTTTTTGCCGCAAACTTTACTCAAGAAATGGGTTTCCTTACAAATGATATTCTTCAGGATTATCAAAACTTTCAAACAGCTGGTATGGTAATCAGAAAATCTACATTCGAAGATTTTGGTGGATTTAAATCATCAATAAAACTTACTTTTGTTTATGAATTTTTATTAAGATTAACGTACAACTCTGTACAAATTATGACAATACCAAGACTTGGATACAAACATATGAATTTGAGAGAAGGTTCAATTTTTTGGAATTACAAATTTGGTAATGATAAGATGGTTGGTGATGAAGTTACATTTTGGATTCAGACGGCAAAAAAGGAATATTTTTTCACAAATGACAGAGCCATAAAGTATGAGAGTGAAAGTGCTTAATGTTAGAATCATTAACAGCCACTACTCAAGAAACTCTTCAGAAAAAAAGGGGTCGGAAAGCGACTGCAACACCAACAAATTACTTTGATGTAAGAGAAGAAGAAGCTGTAAGAATGTTTTTATTAGCTGAAACTCAAGAAGAAAAAAATAAGGTTTACAATGAATTCCTAAGATATCCGTTGGATAAAATGATTTCTTCGATAATAAGAAGATACAAACTTTATAGGAAAGATATGGATTTTAGAGAAATCCATAATGATACACATTCTTTCTTGATGACAAAAGTTGATAAGTTTCAACCAGCAAAAAATAAGAAAGCATATTCTTACTTTGGTACAATTTGTAAAAATTATTTGATGGGTCAAATAATTAAGGACCAAAAAGAAACTAATAGGAAAGTATCTTACGAAGATATTTCTTCTTCATTAGAAGAAAGACCTGATATGATATATACTATTGATGCTGACATAGTTGAAACAGAGGTGGTAATTATTTCTTATTTGGATGAACTAAAATCTTATATTGACAATGAAAACTTGAGTACAAGTGAGGTCAAATTAGGATATGCATTAATAGACTTATTTGAAAATTATGAAACTATATTCTCAGGTAATGACAACAATAAATTTAATAAAAATATTGTTCTATTGTCTCTAAGGGAAATGACTAATTTATCAACAAAAGAAATTAGGAACTCTATGAAAAAATTCAAAAAACTATATTTGATGGTCCAAACTAAAATAAAAGAGTAAAAAAACTATTTATAGATATGCCAAGACCACAAAGAAAAGTTATTGATTTAACAAAGGAATCACTACTTTCATTGATGCAAGAAATTTATAATGAAATAGTTGAACAACGAAATACCGCCATAAGGATTCAAAACAAATTGATTCCTATGATGAGAGAGCCTCAAGATATGAAAGAAATCGGGCCAGTTTTAGAAAAACAACAAAGAATTATAAATGAATGTGTTGAGAAAAAACTTTCTCTGTCAAAACTACAGGCAAGTATATGGGAAAAATCTAATTCTAACCAAGAATCATTTACTCTATTAGATTTGGATGATGATTTGTTACGTACTTTAATTGACAAAGACGCTGAAATTGTTGAAGAACCAACCTATAAAATGAAATAATATGCCTTTCGGAGTATCAGATAGTTCTTCAGATGTATCAGGCGGATATAAAGACATACAGTCTAAAATATCAGCCTTTCAATCTTATGTTGCAGTATCTGAGGCAACAAAAAATCAAACGAAATCGGCAGCTGATTCAGATGCAAGGGGTGCGGGCGAATATTCAAAACAACTCTCATCAATTGCGAAAGACCAAAAATCTTTCCAAAGAAATATACCCACAAGTTACGAACAACTTTTAAACTTAATTCAAAAAACCGGTGGACAATCGAATGCTAATGGTACAGATACTGTTAAATTTTTAAGAAAATTACTTCTGAATACCGCTATTCAGATGAAACCTTATGTTGCTAAAGTAGTAAAAGAAGAAGCTTTTAAAGCCTTGAATTGTTCAATACAACAAGCATATAAAGCTTTTCCTTCATATCAAATTAATGCTATTCAGGGTATGTCAAATCTACCTACAAACCAAACTATAATGGTAAGAGTGGAAGATATTGATTTGTTTCAAAATTTGAAAATTAACCCGAATTCTTTAATAGGTAAAGTTTATTATGATACATCAGGAATTACTGCAGTTTCTTTATACAAAAATTACGGTGATAAGAAAGATAGTTTTCCAATGAATTACGAACTTTGGGATAGAACTCAAAATAAAAATAGGTCTTTTTTTCAAGATTATAGTTTACCTTACCAAGGGATTTCGAAAACAAGAATTTTTGATTTTCAATTTATAGGTCAAGCAACACCACTTTTTTCTACAGGAAACTTTTTTCAAGTTGCTTTATTAGATAGAGAACAAGTTCCACCTCCACCAACACCCACACAAACCCCAACACCAAGTATTACACCATCTCCTACACCATTACCAAGTTCTACACCATCAACTACACCCTCTAAATCAAAATCAGGACCTTTAATTAATTTAGACCCATTTATTTATTCTGCAAACACAATTGTAAAATCAATTGGTGACTATTATGATAGTATTGAAATACTTGACACAAAAGCTATGTTCGGTACACTATTAAATTTACTAACAGGTGCGTTTTCAGCACCCTTGTCAATAAGTCAAATTGAAAATGAAAGTTCATTTGCATTAATTTTAAATAGAATTTTTGGTTTATGTGAATCAGGTGAAAAAGAAATTGATGTTTCAGGTACTGCAAAAGTATCGCCATACGATAACGTAGATGATAGTTTTTTTGACCTTAACGAGGCTGACAGGAGAAATTTAGACCAATCTGTTAATAACGCTAAAAAAGGTGTGGTTCAATATGTAGAATGTAATAATGTTGAGTTACCAATTAACCGTCAGGAAATTATTGAATCATTAACGGGTATAACTAATGACACACCAGCAGAAACACAGGTTGAAATAGTTGAAAATTTACTTGATTCTATTCCACAGAATTGGGACAAGTTATTTCCTGGTATAGGTTGGGAAAACCCTTGGAACAAAGATGTTTTAAATAAAATTCCTACAGCTATGGCAATGTCTCTTTTCGCATCCCCAAAAGTTTTGTTTCCAATTTTTATGTTCAAATCTTTTTTAGAAAACCAAGTTTTTGGATTAGCCAATCAACTTATTATAAGTGGAAATAGTATTATAAACATTGTAAATAGTGGTATAACTTCAGGTAATAGTATTAATAATATTGCCAATCAAATAATGAATAGTGGTATTGATTTTATCCGTAAATTTAAAAAGTTCGTCTTTGGTATTGTTGCTAAAATATCCGAAAAATTCTTAGAGGTTTTATTTGAAACACTTAAGAAAAATCTGTTACAAATAATCAAATTAATTTTACAAGACATTTATAAAACAACTAAAGATAGAAGATTTCTTATCATCAAAACTTTAATTGAAGTTGGTGAATTTGTGATTCAAACCGCGGTTGCTTATAGAGAATGTAAATCACTTGTAAGTGCAATACAAAAAATACTCAAATTAATAACTAAACAACTACCAGGGTTACCAGGAATAAATAAATCCTTGTTAGCATTTGCAGATGTTTTACCAGGATTTTCACCTGAAAGGGCAACTATAAATGCTACAGAAATTTTACAAGGTTTAGGAGTACCCACGGGACCAATGCCCGATGGTTCCCCAAATGAAATGATTTTCTATCAAATAGCAACACAAAAGGGAATGAGTATTGAAGATGCTCAAAGCGGGGTTATTGATATCGGAATCAGCGCCTTAACCGGATTACCAATAGGAAAAGCACGATGACAAAAGAAGAATTTGATTTAATAGTAGAGTCTTGTAAAAATGTGAATAAATTACAGAATACTATTTTGGAGTCTAGTATGGACTCTTTAGTGGAAGAATTTGAAAAAACTAAAAATTTGATTATTGGTCTTACTCATCATTTAGACAAAACTGAAGAAGTTTATAATTTATTTTTAAAAGAACACAAAAAACGTAATGGCTAGAATATGGTTTTATGGAAAAGTACTGAACAATCAAGACCCTTTAAATCTTGGTCGTGTTCGTGCCCAAGTATTATCTACTGATTCGCAAGCCGTAAGTCAGTCTGTTGAAAATTTCAACCCCTTAACTGATTCTTGGACCGAAAAAGACCCATTCGTTTTCAACAGTTTTTTACCTCTTTACATCTATGCTGTACCAAAGGAAGAAGAGCTTGTTCAAATTTACTACCACGACGACGCCACTAGTAACTTCCTAAATGCGTACTACATACAAGGACCATTCTCAAGAGTTCAAAATATAGTTTTAGAAAATTATCTTCAATCACAAAGATTAGGTGATATTCAAGGTCTAAGACAAAAATCTGCACAATTCATAAAAAACCCTGATGGTACTTATAAAAATTCTGACCCTGAAGGTGTATTTCCAGACCCTGGCGATATCTCAATTATGGGTAGGGGTACAACAGACTTAGTTTTAAAAGAAAATGAAGTTCTTTTACGAGCCGGAAAGTATCAAGCAAATTTGATGGGTAATACTGACCCCGTTGGTAATCCAAATCGAGCTTTTTTACAACTTTCTAAATTTGATTATACAAGAACAGTCCAACCTAATAAAACTGTTTTTGACGTAAAAACGAATAATCCACAAGTTAAGTTTTTAATTGAGTGGCACATTAACAATCCCGAAAATCAATTCCAAATTTTTAACGGTAATTGTACTTTGTACAGATTAATACCTAACCCACAGACATTATCAAATGCCTTTCTTAATGATGTCACAAATAATGTTGAGTTATATAAAAGAATTGTTGCACAAGAAATTTTTACGACATCAGGAATTACAGAAACAATTGATTTTATAAACTTATTTATAAAGACTTGTAATTCGAAACAAAAAACTAAAAATGGTACAAAACTTTTTAATTCTTTGGAAGAAAGGTTTCCAATTTTTTTTAGACCTACGGTCAGTAATTACAACTTTTTACAATCGGACAATCAACAAACCAAAGATAATCTTACGTCAATTTTTCAAAAAATTAAACTAAACAATAATGATGAAAAAGGGGGTTATGGTTTGATTTATGAAAATGGGAAAGTTGGTAAACCTATCGAAATATTAAGAAGAATTTTTAATCAGGTCAAAACAAATGCCGTCCCAACCACTTATGCCACTTTAGTTGCAAACAGAACATATCTTTTGTCACAAAATTCTCAAATACCTGGTAAAGAAAAAATTAATTTCAGAAATAATCTTTATGGTATTACAGAGCAACAATTTAATGAAATTATACTACCTCGAACTTCAAGTATGGTTAGAGGTGAAGAGTTAATGCAACTTATTGATTACATAGTAAGGTTTTTGATTTCCCATACACATAATTATCCTGGTAAAAGTACAAATCCTGTTGCTGTAGGTGGTGGCACTAATGTAGAAGAACTTACAACATTACTAAACGAGGCATATGATAAAGTATTGAACCAAAATATTCGTTTGAATTGATATTTATAAAAGAAAAACAATTCTGATGTCTATATTAAGGTCATATTATTCAAAGAATAATACAATTATTTCGAATTTATACACAAACACGGCTAGAAATCCTGTGGTTGAACTTAATTTTGGATTTTCTGAGTTGATAGTCCCAAACTATGGATTTACACGATTTATATTCGATTTAGATTTAATTTATTTACAAGAACAAATTGCAAGTGGGGTCATTTCAACAGGTTGTACAAGTGCAATGACCCACACACTCAATATGGTCAATACTTCGTCTTTTGAAGATGATTTGATAAATACTAATATGTCAAACGGCAGAAAAAGAGCTGCGTCATTTGATTTAATTCTTTTTAGAATACCTAAATTTTCAGGTACAACAGGTTCACCACAAACTTGGGATGAGGGGGTTGGTTACGATTATAACCCATATGGATTAACATCTAACGGAATTTCAGGAGGTTTGACTGCAATACAACAATACAATGACGCAGCATTTTCAACAAGACCCTCCAACTGGTACCAAACAACCACGGTATCAAATTGGTCAACACCTGGTATCTACGACAATACAAACAGTTTAACAGGAATTACAGGACTTAATTATTCCGCACTAACAATTGTTGATACACAACATTTTGAATTAGGTAATGAGGATATTAATTTTGATATGTCAAACGAAATTAATAGTATTTTGGATGGTTCTTTAACCGGTGTGACAGGATGGGGTATCGCATACAAACCTGATATAGAATTAATAACAGGTCTGACTGAGAGTTATAGTGTTGGATTCTTTTCACAATATACACAGACATTCTATCAACCATACCTACAAACAACTTATGATGATTTAATTCAGGATGACAGAAATGTATTCTTGAAAAATCAAACTAACAAACTGTATTTATACATTTACCAAGATGGAGATTTTGTAAATTTGGATAATCTCCCAACTGTTAACATTGAAGATGCAAATGGTGATTTAATGTCAGGCGCAACCGGACTAACAACTTGTTTAGTCACAAAAGGTGTTTATGAAGTTACAGTACCAAACGCTTTTACAGGTTCACCGACACCTTGTGTTTATTACGATGTTTGGTCAAATTTAAATATAAATGGTCAAGCCATACCTGATGTCACAAATCAATTTGTATTGCAACCTTACACCGCAGGAATCCAAATTGGGACACAATCTCAGGAACCATCCAAGTTCGGATTTAATTATTATGGTATTTTACAAAACGAACAGATTCTTAATACCGAAATTAGAAAAATTGGGGTCAATGTAAAAAAACAATGGTCATCACAAATTCAACTTACTGATATCAAATTATATTACAGAGTTTATGTTATGGAAGGGACTACCGAAGTTCAAGTACAGGATTGGACTCGAGTTAACAGAACTCCAAATGAATATTACTTCATATTCGATATGAGAGATAAAATTCCAAATGAATATTTTGTTGATTTGAAAGTAGACACAAGTGGAGAGAAGGATATTTATAAGGAAACATTACAATTTTCAATCGTAAACAAAAAATGAGAGTAGTTAAAATTACAGAAACTGAATTAGCAAAATTAGTTGCTAAAGTCCTAAGTGAAGACCACGAGGGAAGAAATAATAGATATATGTTTTTTCAAAATTTGGAACAAATGAAAAGACAATGTGATTTATTACTTAACTTAGATGAACATACTGTATCACAAATTTTAGATGATGGTCACGATTGGGCTGACGACCACGTAAGTGAAGCAAAAAATAATTTAGACCAAGTCTTTGATTTTATGATGAATGAAATTCACGGTGATGATATCAGAACTATGGACGTTGACATTGAAGTAATGGAAGAAGGAAAAAAAAAGACTGGTAGTAAGCTATGTGCGCGTGGTAAATCCGCAGCAAAGGCAAAATTTGATGTATATCCCTCAGCATACGCTAACGGATATGCAGTACAAGTTTGTAAAGGAAGAATGCCAGGTTTAGATGGTAAAAAACGTTGTTCAGGTTTATATTGCTAGTTGTCATATTCAAATTTAGTTCTATATTTGTGGGTATTAACCCCCATTTATGAATTTGTTACTACACAAACTAAAAAGATTTGTTCAAAAATCTACAATTAAAGTAATTCGTTTGAGTACCCCCACTCAAGAGAAATCTGAATACGAACGAGACGCTGTTAACATCTGCACAAAATTAATACTCAAGTCTGATTCTACACTTCTTTTAACCCCCATCTCAGGTAAACGTTATATTAAAAATGACGAGTTAGGTATCTCAGTAATTTTGGAAGGTCGACATATCAAAGTAATCAATCACATTTATTCATACACAGTTTTTCTCGAAGATAAATCTTGGGAAAAAGTTGTTAAAACATTTGATTATGAAGTTGAATGTAGACGAGAAATTTTCGAAAAAGAAATAACTGAAAATATCAAACACTCATTACAAACAATTTATAAAAACATCGTATGAAAATTTTCAAACAATTATTTTGGTTTGGTTTAGTGTTTTACATTTTTGTAGCACTTTTCATAGGATTAGTAACTGTCAACCTGTATTCACTACTAACAGATAAAATTTCTGTTAAGAAAAGAACAACAGAAATTAAATCCGAATACGTTGACGATTTTACAAATTTAGATACTCAGACCAAAAAAGTAATCTATGATACAGTTTTTGTAGAAAAGGCCAAACCCAAACCTGTCGAAAATAATTTGAAAATCCAAACCCGTGATACAGTAAGGGATACCACGGTTATTAAAACTAACGATTCGACAAAGACTCTTTAAGAACTCTTAATATTGTATCTTTAATACTTTCATTCTTTTTCTTAGGTTTGTAAGAAACCATAGTTGGTTTGTTTCCTTTACCTACTTTAGGTTCTTTTTTTTCTTCTCTTCTCTTTTGTGCGCAAGCGGCTTTTTTCTGAGAGTCAGACATCTTTGATGCAACACCTGCAGCCCTACATTTAGGATATCCTTTACTGTCCGCATCAGGTCTTCCGCAAGGAGGATGCCCACCACCCTCTTTTTTTCTACATATATTAACCCAAGGACCCGAGGGTTGTTTACTTCCTTTAGGTTTTTTCTTTTTACCAAACCAAACAGCCAAGTCTTCTTTCATTATCTGTTCTAAAACAGCTTCATCGATTTGTTTTTTTTCCATAATTTACTATATTAATAAATATTCTTATGAACGAAAACGACAATATTGAAAACCAACCCAACAATGAACCAATAGGTCAACTATTTGGTTCTGTTTTTTATTACAGTACTGAACATTTGGATGATTTAATTGATAGTATACAAGAAGAACAAGCATTACTTATGATGAAATTAGCTTGTGAAAAAGCCTTATTTTCTGGTGTTTATTCTCTTGAAGAAACAGAAATTCTTTTAAAATCTTTACGTAAAACACATAAGGTTAAAATTTAATAACTTTATGTTTTTATAAATCAAAGTATATAAAATAAAAAAGGGGACCATTGGTCCCCTTTCTATTTAATAAGAGATAGATTATCTCAATTCTCTCAAGTCGAATGTTCTTACACCATCAACTGTAATTCTACCGTAGAAACGGTTGTTTACCACCTTCTTAGCGTATCTTGTCATAATACCCTTGATTGGTGTGAAGTTGAATGGATTGTACATTGTAGGAGTTAATTGTAGAGGTACATACGGTGCGTAAATGTAACCTGTATCAAGTAACGATGTTCCTTTGTGACCTAACAACACTTGGTTTGCAGGGAAGTAAGGGTCACGGTAAACCTGATATCTACCAGCCAATGTTCCAACTCTCTCGATACCCATATTGTATTGGTCTTGCTCAGGAGCTGCATTTGAAACGTGGAAGTATTCCAAGTCATCAAAGATAGCAGATACCTCAGAAGATACTACAATCCAGTTAGCTCCACCTCTAAGTGTAGACTTGTGGATTTGAGCTGAGATTTGGTTGATTGCTGTGATAAGAGTTTGGTTCCAGTCCTTCTGTGTGTAAGGAACTGCGTTTGAACCTAATCTCTTCCATCCGTTGTAATCCCAACGTAAGTTCCAAGCTGCCGCTTTTCTTAAGTCTCTTAAGATTTCACGGTCGATTTCAGCTGCCACTTGCTCAGACAACAAAGCTGTTAATTCAGCCTCAGCGTCGATGTTGTGGAATGCTGCAACGTCTTGAGCCATTTCAGGAGACCATTGAGCTCTAAGTTTTCTTTCTGTTACAGATACAGTAACTGACTGTAGGTCAAAAGAAACTTCACCAATTTTATCTTCGAATTCAAGATTCTTGTAGATTCTGTAAGTAGTAGTGAACGCTTGAGCGTTTGCACTCGTAGAAGAGAATGTTGAACCTGTGTAACCGTCAATTGAATTAGCACCTACTTCAGCAGGAACCTGTAAATCAACTTCCAAGTAAATCTTACCTTCAGCATCACAAACGTCGTAGTAAGTACCACCATCAGTTAAACTTTCAGGGAATCCTAATGTTTCGTTTTGACCATACTGAACAATACCTTTACCATATCTTTGAGTTACAACTCTAAATAGGTAATTGTTGTTTGTATTCGCAGATGTAGTTATATTTCCTGCAGCACCTCTGATAGTTAAATCTGCTAAGAATTCTTCAGTGTCCATAGGTTGACCGTTAGGACCGATAAGTTTACCAGCACCATCAGATGCGAAACCTGACATAACCAAAAGAACTTTTCTGTAGTCACCATAATATCCATAACCTGAAACTACTAATTGGTCACCTACCCAAACTACAGTTCTGTTACCAGCTGTAATTGAAGAGAATTGACCTTTAGAATAGTCGTAAAGACCTGGTGGGTCTAAAGCTGGTTCGTTACCTTCGTAGAATCTATCGTAAAGGTCTTTTTGAGTGTTGTAGTCGTAACCACTGTTTGGTGTTTGACCTGCAGCAGCATTAGGTGAACCGTAAGGAGCCCAGTGCTCGTTAGCGCCAGCACCTGTGTATGACTGAATGTTTGGTACAAAGTAGAACAACTTACCGATAGGAAGGTTCATAGCTTGTACAGAAACGATATCATTAGCCAAAAGTTTAGAGAAAACTCTACGTACGATTGGAAACACAACAGTTTCGAAAGAACCTGAGTCAGCGGTAGACGCAGCTTCGTTAATGAGGTATGATGCTTGGTTTTCATATAACTGAGCAACGTTCTCTTTTAGGTGGCCTTTTAAGCCTTCTAGGAAACCTAATTTTTCCCATTTGTTAATAGTATCTTCTTTGATAACTTTAAGGTGCTTAAGACCAATGTTACCAACAAGACCTGATTCTAATAATGCTCCCATTTTAGTATTAAATTTTGTTTTTTTTAGTTTATTTATTTTTTAGAGTTTTGACATTAAATCTTTAATTCTTAAGAATTGTGGATTTTCATAAGCTCTAGATTCGATTAAACTTGTTGAAGAACCTGAACTTGCTTGGTTGTTGATTTTTCTTTCAACACTTTCATTAAGTCCTTGTGTCTCTACTTTTGAAAGGTCATCTTTCATTGTTTTGTAGAGTTGTTTTGATTCTTTTAAAGTTTCTGCTGAGTCGAATCTTCTAAGAATGTTTATTTTTTCTTTCTTTGTAGTAGAGTGTTCAGTAAACAAACGAGTAGCGTAAGCTAAGTTTGAATTAAAAACAGCAACTTCGTTCAATTTTTCTCTGAAAATATTTAACGCTTTTCTGTATTCTTCATTCTTTTCTCTAAGCATTTTCATCTCTGCGTTGATAGACTCAACTTTTACACCATTGTCTGTATAATTGTAATTACGATTATTTGTAACACCTTTTCTCAAACCCCTACCTTCTTTTGAACCAAATCCATAAGTTCTAGCAGCTTCTTTAGTTTCCTTTTTTTCGTAATCTTTGTAGTGTCCTTTTTCTTCGCCAGCTTTCTTTTCAACACCGTCTACATTCTTACGTCTGTATTCGTGTTTCTTAGAACCATAGTCCTCTTCCATTTCACCCTCTTTAAATTCGAATTTAGCTTTACCAGTACCCATTTTAGTTGGTCCTTGTTTTTTGTGGTCGTCGAAGCCCTTTTTAGGTAATGATTTACCATATTTAAATTTAGGACTTCCCATCCCAACGCCTTTAGGTTTTACAGTCATTTTTGCCTCTTCGAGATTGTAGTCTTCAGAACCTTCTTCCATTTCGTCATAAGATTCCTCCATTTCCATACCCTCGTGTGAACTTTCTTCCATTTCATCGTCATCCTCATCCATTACGATTTCATACATAATGTCATCTTCTTCCATTTCTTCTTCCGTTTCATCTTCATTGTATTCGCCTTCAGCGTACAATGCGTCTAAAACAGCCTCAAGGTCTGTATCCTTTTCATCCAAATAAGATTCCCCCATTTCCTTTTCCATTTCTTCTAATTCATCTTCCTCCTCTTCATTCATTTTGACGAGGTATTCAACATCTTCATCGGTATCTTTTATGTGAACATCATCACCGTCTTTTTTAACGATAATTCCATCCTCATCACCCATACGTTTGAAAATTGCCAAGATTTCTTCATCAGAAGCATCTGTCAAATCAATAGTTTCATCTTCATCTTCGAAATCCATATCATCCATTTCATCCGAATCCATTTCTAGTTCATCAGCATCAACATCCATTGAGTCGTCATCGACATCAACATCTGTCATTGCATCAAGCTCAATCTCATCTTGTTCAGATAGAGACTCTTTTACCAACTGACTGATTTCTTCCTTCATAGTTGAAGCAAGTATTCCTTTTGCGTTTTCGGCTATAACATTCTCCACATTTCTCATTTGGAGTAAAGCCTCTTCTACTAAATCTTTTTGCGACATAGAATTTTTTTACTATAAATACTGCACAAACAACAAAAAATTACATTTGTTGAACTACAAATTTTTATAGCAAAAAAAAAGAGGAGTAAAAACTCCCCTTTTTTATTGAATTACTTCGTCAATTTTACTTTCAACAATTGCTGTTATTCTCCATTCGTGTTGAAAACCGCGATATTTTTCTGTTACCTTAGATTCGACATCCGTAGGTGAGTAACCTTTAACAAGTTTTTCTTCTCTCATTTTTTTTAATCTTCCTGAGTTTTCATCGGGTAACTCATAAACAACTTTTGCTACAAAATATTTTTCATCCATATGTTTTAATTTTATTTACCCAAATAATCGGACAATCTTTTCATTAAATCAACTGACTTACCAAAACCTTTTTCTTCCTGATGAACTTTTCTTTCCTCCTCAAGGTTTTCTTCGTAATTATTTCTATCTTCAGGATTTGAAAAAAGGTATGCTCCTGGTGTGGATGGTGATGAAACTAAATCAAAACATATTAATTCAAAGTCATCCTGAACCTCATTTTGTTCACCAACTTTTTTTAATGAACCAACACCACGTGATGAAACTCCCATCGTGACACCTTGTCTCATTAGGTTTGCCGCAATATCACCTTTTGTGGATACTACACCGCTTTCGTGGAACCCTGGTGAAGTTAATAATTTGAGTTTACCCATAAGAATGTTGTTGTCCCACCACACATCAGTTATTATGTGTGAAACTCTGTCTAAATCGATTAGTGATGATTCTGGATGGTTTAATTCGGATGTTGATAATCCCTTTTTTATTGCTGTCTTATATCTGTCAGCTTCTCTCTTTAATATTCTCTCAGGATATACACGACCATTTCTATTTGGTACACCATATTTTTGTAAAACGGCATAAAACTCAAAAGGGTTTCTATAATCAATATCTTTTTGTTCTTTGATAAAATCTTCATTCAATCTATCCTTCGGATTTACGAACCCAGCATCCATTTCTATTAGAATGCCCTTACCCGTCTGATTAGGTCCCAAAATTTTCATATTTGTTTTATATTTCTCAATAAATATACTTCTTTAGATAGTTTGATACGTTTCTGAGTTTTTTGACGATGAAAAATTAAAATGTCTGTTGTTAATTATATTTTCCCTATAAATTTTTTTTATAATTTTTATTACGGAATCTCTAATTTCATTTGACTTAAAATCTAATAAACAGTTGGTATATAAGTTGATTTCCAAGTTCATAAAAGATTTTTTGTCTTTCCTAATCCCACTAGTTCTCAAGTCCAAGTCAACTATAAAATTTTCTTTAAACAATTCTCTATCTAATGATGAAAAAATTGAATGTTTTATGGAACGGTTTAAAGTATTAACAACATTACTCCAACTATCTTTGTTTTCCAATGGGTTTACCCAAGTTTGAATGTTTATGTAAATTGATTTAAGTTCTTTTGAATCAACAGTACCGTAAAATGTTTTAATTGAATCGTATTGATTAATGTTAATTGTTTTTCCCTTCTTCATAGGGTTTTTTTTGATACTATGTAGTTTATTTTAATTAAAAATAGTAAATCTTTTTACATATTCCAAATATATGTATGATATATGTTATTAGTAAAAGTTGATTCAAACATTGAAAAAGCCTTAAAGACCTTAAAGTCCAAGGTAATCAAAACAAAACAAAACCAAAGATTGGTTGAATTAAAAGAGTATGAAAAAAAATCAGTTAGGAAAAGGGAACAAATAAAAGTTGCAAAACACCAACAATATCTTAGGAATCAGTCTGAGAAATAGATTCTTCCAACTGTTTCAATCTAATGTAGTTGACCTGTTCGTAATTCTCATCCTTAATTTTTTGAATAGTTTCAACTAACTTTTGTTTCATATCATCTTCACTTTCTTTTTCTAAAAGATTTTCTAATTTAGAAACTGTTGACTCTTTAATTTCAAAAAATTCTTTTTCTAAATCTTCAGGTCGACTAGCTAAAATATGAAATACTTTCTTTTTAGTTGATTCATCTAAATTTTCCAAATAATTTTGAATAGTCTGATTTGCAATGTTTACCATCGACTTTAAAGGAATTTCGATTGATTCATTTACGGGAGTTGTATTCGATTTTAATATTTCCAATATTTTCTTTTTAGAACCAATTCTTTCTATCAAATTAATATTTTTAAAATAAACCAAATTGTCCAAATCCTGATAATTGTTTTCAACCTCTCTTCCTATTTTTGGTAAACTAACATTTTCAATCAAATGTCTAATTAATTCAATACCTTCATTGAGGTATAATTCGGCATCTTCGGATGACAAACCTTGTGGTTTGTACAAGTCATCGTACAAAGAGTACAATTTTGAAAAATTTTTATTTTCGAGAATATTGTGTCTAAATTCTCTGAGAGTTTTTTTGAAATGTGCAGAGTTATTGTAGGACTCTACTAAGTTTTTTTCAACAACAGATTTTATTTGTCCAAAGGTCATCTTAAGGGGATTTTTCAATAAATATTAGGAATTAAGTAACTTATCCAGTTCTTCTCCAATTTTTCCTAAACTTTGTTGTCCCATTCCTAAATCTAACCATTTTTTACTATACATATCCGACTCTAAAAGGATATTCATATCCCTATTTTTAGCTGATTCAGGTGTGATTTCACCTGGTGGCGGAGATGGTGGTTCAATACCTCCAAGTTCTCCAGTTGGTGGTACTTCACCGCCTAAATCTCCTCCCGCAAATGCTCCACCTAATTCAGGTGGTGCTCCAGTTTCATCTCCACTTGGTGGTGGTGTTCCTGCAGGTGCTTTATTTGTACCGTATAGTCTATCAATATTATCAAATATACCTGTCTTAACAATAACGGTTGGTGTCTGTTTGAGTTCTTCACCAACCGCTTTTTCCATTCTTTGTTGAAGTAAATCGACTCTGATTTCATCGTCTGACCATTGGAACAAATGTTTCTTGGCCCAAGTTGATGATGTTGCAGCAATACCTGTACCAGGGTCAGAAACCATATCTTTATATAATAACATTTTTTCTTTCCAAATGTCAATCTTAAGAAGGTCAGCCTGTGTGGAAGGGTTTGTAAGTCCTAAAGTAAAATTTGAAATTTCTTCGTCGAATCCCAATAAGAACAAATGAATAATTGCAATTTTATTCAACTCTTGAACCATAGATTTCTGAATTCTATTGATTGTTCTTGCAAAACGAATATCCATAAGAGCTAAACTCTTACCATCACCAACCACATCCTCAAATCCAAGGAATGCCTTAGGAATACGAAGAGCCGTAACAAGTTTCTTTTGTAGGTACTCGATATCGGCAATTTCTGAAAGGTTTTGTGCACCAGCCAAAGTGTCAATTGGGTTTGGCGCTGCAGGGTCTCTTACAGGAATAAAATAATCTTGGTCAACAGCCATTTGATTAAATCTCATATCAACCGAACCTGTTTTACTATCAACAATTTGTTCTCTTTTAAACTTGTTGGCGACACGTTGTACATAAGCCTCAACGTCATCGTCATTCATATTTCCTACGTAGACCTTAAACACTCTACGTTCTGGGGCTCTTGAAGTACGGTAAATTAACATCGCGTCCTCCGATAATAGAAGTTGTTTCCAAATTCTACGGGACTTTTCCAACATTGACGTACCATACGGCAATTTTCTATCGTCACCTAATAGTCTAAAGTGACCAATTTCCCAAGGTTGAAATTCCATATTTCTGGCTTTCCAATAAAATTTCAATCCTTTTTGTTCATCTTCTTTTTTGATTTCATAGTTAGAACCATTCATCAAACCTCTTTCGATTCTTTCAACTTCAACATTTGGTAATTGTTGACAACCAATAACCCCCCCTTCAGGGTCCAATCTCAAGTAGATGAAGTTGTCACCATACTTACAGGTGTTTCGTGTCCACATAGGTAAGTTGGTGTTAATATCTAAGTTGTTATTGAATAAATCGGCTAAAACAGATTTAATTCTTTTAGACTCAGAATAAATTTGAAGTACAAAACCATCCTCGTTAGGAGTGGTAGATTCTTCGGCATAGATATCAAGTGCTGCAGAAATCTCAGGGGTATATTCCATTGATTCATAATCGTAATATGATGCCAATCTGTTTGGTTCGTAATAAACCGCCTGAGTGTATAAATTACTTTCTACTTTGGCAAATTGACCAGCCAAATACGATGTTTGACGTGCCTGTAATTTCTCTTTTTCGTATTCGGCTTTATCAGTAGTTCTGAGAAGTTCTTTTTTGTCAAACTTATAAACAGGAAAATCCTGACTCATAAGTGCGTCAGGTCCCATAGCTCTACCTAATCGTTGCCATATAGTAATATTTTTATCACTCATTTTTTATAAATTTACGTATCTTACTATTTTAATAAATACTACTTAGGACCAAACAACCATTTATATTGTTCATAATCATTTCTGGTTGGTGTATAGTTTTTGCTATTTTTGGTCATTGAACCAGGAGTTTGAGGTACTGAAGGATTAAAAAATTTAGATTGGTCTTTATTTTCAGAAACCATAGTAGTCCAAGAATCTAACATAGATTTTGTATGGTTTTCTACTTTACTCAGAGATGGGAATGCTGCTTCTGCTGCAAAACAAGCCATAGAAATTCCCATAATACAATCATCGTGGTGACCCCTTTGATGGTCTGGTCTTCCGTTTATATACACGAAAGTTCCCATTTCATTTAAAAGTCTTGAGGAACGTATTTGGAATTTGTGTCTTATTGCCTCCTCAAATGAAGCGATTATTTGAACCCTTTTTGCGTTGAAATTGATACCAGGTATTTTTTCTTTTAATTTGGGGTCATACTTCCATTTATTAGCAAAATCAACCCCTTCAATATAAAAGTTCTCATATCCAAGTTCTTGTAATTTTCGTGCGGTGGCAACACCCATACCTCCTGTTAAGTCAGTTATGCAAAGTGCACTATACATATTTCCCCATTTGTAGGCAATTTCCGCCAATACATCAGGTGGTATTTTACCAACAAATTCTAAGACTTGCTCACGTGCATCAAAATCGATAATTTGAATACTTGAAAAATCTTCAGAGTCTCCTCTCGACACGTCGATACCCATAACATATCTGTGTCCATTTTCAGGTTCTTTCCAAATCCATAATTGATTTGCCATCAATTTTGCGTTTGGGTCTTTAATGTAATTTTGAGAAATGTCTTGTAAAGTATTTGAATCAAATACGTTGTCGCCTGAACCTAAGAAATTACACTCTAATTCTTGAGCAACTTTTCTTCTGTCGTATTTGAGTTTTTTAACCATCGCCTCAAACCAACTAGAGCAAGGTTTATAACCATCTGAAACGTAAATTTGTAGGCTTATCAAACTTCTGTTTTGAATATCAATATCTTGTAAACTTATAATATCTTCAGGACTGTATTGTTCTTTGTTGAGCAAATAATGTACAATATCTTTGGTTTTTACCATATACAAATCTTTAGTATATCGGGGGTCCCTATACCAATACATTTCGGTAATTTTAAAATCGTTCATTCCCCTTAATGCTTGGTCGTAAATTTCATAGTAAATCGGGTCATAACCATTAGGGGTTGAAATTACAATAACTTTACCGCCTGTAGAAAGTGACGCCATACAAGCCGCCCAAAAATCACTGTCAGCCTCGATAAACGCAGCCTCATCAAATATTAACACGGTTGGACTATAACCACGAAGTGCGTCTTTAGAAGTTGCCACAGCTTTAACTTCACAACCATTAGATAGTTTAAAATGACGTGCAGAATTCTTTTCACCTGAAAATCCAATACCAACCCAATTTGGCCACTGTTCAGTAAAAGCTCTGATTTTGTTGGCAAATTCTACAGATGTTTCTAATTTGTTTGCAATAATAAGAATTTTTTCAGGTTTTTCTTTTCTTGCAAATGCCACTTTTTTACTTGCCCAAGCAGCGGTCACTGTAGAAACACCTGCTTGACGGTATTTTAAAGCAATATTTTCATTAAAATTTTCATAATCCTCAATCAATAATACTTGGTCTTGAAATAACTCAAGTGGTACATATTTGGAGACAGTATTATCAAATGTTTGTAAATAAGTTCTCAAAGCGTATGGAGTACTATTCATACACTTTTTATACTCAATTAAAAGTTGTTCTCTTGTAAGACTCATTATTTGGAAGGACTGATACCTAGTCCTGCCAACAAGTCATCTAAACCATCTTCACCCGAGTCTTTTTTCTCTGGTTCAAAATTTTCGTATTCTGTTTTAAGTTGGTTCGCTTTTTTCATAATCTCACGGAACCTATCGGTTGCTTTAGAAACACGAGATTTATCCTCTGAAATTGCGTCTCCCGTAAGTTTTATCACCTCAGCGGCAGGAAGTTTATAAAGTTCCATTTGGAACCAATTTATTAAGCCTTTATTTTCATCTTCAAAAATCTCATCGGGCAGAGCAAATCGTAATCTTTCAACCACTGGTGGACCAATTCTCAAAGACCACGCCTCCATAGGTAAAGTGTCCGTTTGACCCATTACTTGTTGTCTTATGACAGGGTCTTCAGGTAATCCGTATCTACCTTTTGCCTCTTCCAAACCTTTCAAAATCTCGTGACACAAGATTGGAAATAACATACCCCAAGCGGAGATTGTTGTGTCAGGTCTTTCTTCGCCTTCTTCACCTTCACCTTCATCATTATCATTGTTGTTGTCTTGAAGTTCTACCTTACCACCAACACCTTGTCCTGTTTCAGACATATATTCTATCGAAGCCTCATCAGTGAAATAATTGAAGTCGTTTAACGCCATAATCAACAAGTAATTGTCATAGAGATTTGGGTTAATTCTGTTAAGTTCTCTTCTAACACTTGGTTTTTGAAAGACGTAGTGCCCTTTTTTAGCAGTCCCCTGAATAATTGCGTTAATGATATTTCTTTTGTGAATTTCAAGTTCAACTAATTCCTTACGAGTAAGTTCATCACCATCCATCAAAGCATTTGCTTTAATTTCTTCTTCAGTTTCATCTTCTAATTCTTCAGATTCGTTTCGGAAATTTTGTACATTGATTTGTTCCCCTAAGTGTAAATCAAAATCAAACCAATCTTCAGGAACTTCAGATTCTTCGAGACAAGCCCTCAGAGCCAAGTCTTTTAACTCTTCAAGGTGACCTTGCTCGATTTGCCAAGTTGGCATAATTTTACCATACGCCTCAGATTTAATCATCATTGCAAGATTTCTTGGGGTAACAAGTGTTTGATTAGAAGTGGCACTTCTTAACTTATCAACAACTTGTTTGAATCTATTTGTGATTAATCTTTGTACGTCTTGCTCACGACGGGCAAGTGCAGGATTTTGAGCATATGGACTTTCAGGATTAGAAATTTTTCTTTCTAAAGATGGGTCCATCCTTTCAGGATAATCCCCATAATCAATTTGTTCCTGAATTTTTTTATTTCTTGCCATTACTTAGTAAACTTTTAATTGCGTTCAATACATCTTCTTTAGCTCTTTCTAAATCCTGTGCTTTAGGTGCAGGATTTTCTCCTGGATTTGGATTTTTACCAGGGTGTGGTGGTCTTTGAGGTTTTGTATCAGGTTTTACACCTGGCTTAACTTTTGGTTTTGTTGGAGCCTCAGTTGGAGCTTCGAATATTGTTTTGATAAAATCTTTCTTTGTCATCTTAGGTGTTAAATTTCTTTCTACCAAAGATACAATTTCTTTTTCAATTAACAAATGGTAAGGGTTTTTTCCTTCTTTGACAGACTTCTTCACATCCTTAACACATCTTTCGTATTTGTTCATTTCAGATTTACTCCATTCACTTCTCTCCGTTGTTCCGAACTCTTTACCCATAGTAGAAGTACAAATCGCAAAAGGATTGTATTCCTTCTTTTTTTCTCCAAGTTCACCTTCTGTTGGCATTCCGTCCACTGCCCCTGAAGGGTCACCCATATCAGTTGACGCACCAACTTGGTGTGGTTGTTGAGTAGTTTCTCCACTGAAAACATTCATAGGGTCAACTTTGTCTTCACTCATTTCACCCTCCGCAGTTGTTGTTACAACGGTTTTACCGGCTTTGTTTGCAACAGAAACACCACCAACAGAAGTTTCACTTCCACTTGGAATTTCAATCTGTTTTACGGTTTTTGTTCTAACAACTGGTTGTGATTGTTCATCAAGCATAAATTTACCGTAAAGTAATTCGAGTTGGGATTCCGATAGTTTACCAACAGTATTTGCACTAAGACCCATTTCTATGAGTTTTATCGCTTTTGAATTAGTTTTCATATATAACGTCTTTTTCAAATTCGAGAATCAAATCCATCTCGTAAAGTTTATCTTTTACAGTTTTTTCAGCTTCACCAAATGAGAATACCAATCTTTCATCTCTATCTCTCTCTGAGGGTTCCCATCCAAGTGCAACAACACCATCCATAGAATCCACCAAAGAAAATAAATCAGAATTTTGAATTAAATCTAATTTGATTTCAGTATTTCTCAAAATACCAACTTTTTTTATAAATTCTAATTCAGGTGGGTGAGGATATCCTGCAGCTGGTTGATTGTCCCAAGACTCACCCCAAACCTCCTTTGTGTCAGAAAATATAAATTCATATAAATTATCTCCTTTATAGTCGGGACCAAGTCCGTTAATATAAATTAGATGACTCATAAAACTTGACCTTCTTGACTGATTTTAACCAATTTATTTTTGAATTCGAAAACCAAATTTTTCTTATTAGTTTTACC